AACCTAAGATGGTTCAGTATGTTAGTTTAAAGGGTGCTTAAATGGCTCTTCAGAAAGTCACACGAGAAGCTAAAAAGTATGGGTATAGGAGTGGTTTAGAACATTCTGTGTCACTCTATCTTACAGACTTAAAACATGACTATGGTTATGAAAGTATTAAGATAGAATGGGAAGATTTATCTTACCGAACCTATACTCCTGACTTTATGCTTAGTAATGGTATTATAATAGAAACTAAAGGTAGATTTTTAACAGCCGATAGAAAGAAACACAAAGCTATTAAGAAACAACACCCCAATTTAGATATACGATTTGTATTTACTAATAGCAGAAACAAATTACAAAAAGGTGCTAAGTCTTCATACGGACAATGGTGTGATGCACATGGTTTTTTATACTACGATAGAATCATACCTGAAGATTGGCTAAACGAGAAAGGAAAAAATACACATCCCCCTCTTATAAAATTTAGTGGGGATAAAATAGTGAGGAGATACAAGACTAAATCTAAGAAGGGTGCTAAGAAATGAAAGATACAATAAAACAAGTGAGACCTGAAGACTTTATTATTAATGTACGACCTGAGTTAGACATTAAAAAAGAGTGGACAGGTCAAGTAGACATATCTATAATGACAGCAGGAGATAATCCATTAGGAGATGACGATTATTATGGAGTTATGGGTTTCTGTAGAGTTATCTGTTCTTCTGTTCCTGTGATGGAGCAGGATGAATACGTCAGAGAAGCACTAGAGAAAAAAGCAGAGCAGTATGAGGAGCTACTAAATCCACCAAGTAAAAAAGGTAAAGTAGTTGACAGACATGACAATGTTGTGGTATTGTCGTTTGAGCCTGATACAGAGGATAAAGCATAATGAGCATAAAAGTAAAAGTAATGTTAACCCTAGAGGTAGACACTGAAGATTATCCTGTACCTGCTGATGGAGATGTCACAGAAGATTTTGAAGATTATATGAGAGAATTGTATCACGATTTAGATGGTGTAAAGATTAAGCATATGAAAGTAATAATGGAGTAATAAATGTTAAGTAACTACCTACCAACCGACTACCAAAACTTTATAGCACTCTCTCGCTATGCAAGGTGGAAGGAAGATGAAGAACGCAGAGAGAATTGGGGTGAGACAGTAGACAGATACTTTGACTACATGGCATCTCATCTAAAAGATAACCATAAGTATACTATTACTAAAGCTCTGAAAGATAAGCTCACAGAGCAGATAATGTCGCTAGGTGTTATGCCTAGCATGAGAGCCTTAATGACAGCAGGACCTGCCTTAGATAGATGCCATGTGGGTGGTTACAATTGTAGCTACATACCTGTCGATAGCCCAAGGGCATTTGATGAATGTATGTACGTACTAATGTGTGGTACAGGTGTTGGTTTCTCTGTTGAGAGAGAGGTTGTAGACAAGCTACCTATAGTCAATGAGCATATGGAGAAGTCTTCTACTGTAATTAAAGTAGGTGATAGTAGACCCGGTTGGTCTAAAGCTCTACGTGAGTTGATTGCTATGTTATATGCAGGACAAGTTCCTCAGTGGGATATGTCAGAGGTTAGACCAGCAGGTGCAAGACTAAAAACCTTTGGTGGTAGAGCATCAGGACCTGCTCCTTTAGTTGAGTTGTTTCAGTTCTGCATACAGAAGTTTGAGAGTGCTAAGGGTAGAAGACTATTTCCTATTGAGTGCCACGACATCATGTGTAAGATTGGTGAAGTTGTAGTTGTAGGTGGTGTCAGACGTTCAGCCCTCATCTCCTTGTCTAACTTAGGTGATGACCAAATGCGACATGCCAAGTCAGGGCAGTGGTGGGAGAATGAAGGACAACGAGCCTTAGCTAATAACTCTGTAGCATTTAAGGGTAAGCCTGAGATGGGTACGTTTATGAGAGAATGGACTTCTCTATACGAATCTAAGTCAGGAGAACGTGGTATCTTTAATAGACAAGCTGCTAAGGTTAAGGCACTAGAGAATGGCAGACGAGATGCTAACCATTATTTTGGATGTAATCCATGTAGTGAAATAATCTTGCGACCATATCAGTTCTGTAATCTTACTGAGGTTGTGTGTAGAGCTACCGATAATATAGAATCACTGAAAGAAAAAGTAAGAATTGCTACTATATTAGGCACTTTTCAGTCTACACTTACTGATTTTAAGTATTTACGTAAGATATGGAAGGATAATACAGAAGAAGAAAGACTATTAGGAGTTTCCCTAACAGGTATTCTTGACTGCCCTATATGGACAGAGACTATGCTACAAGAATTAAAACAAGTAGCAGTGGATACTAATAAGAAAGTTGCTAAAGAATTAGGAATACCACAATCAACTGCTATCACATGTGTCAAACCAAGTGGTACAGTTAGTCAATTAGTCGATAGTGCATCAGGTATTCATGCTAGACACTCTGAATACTACATAAGAACTGTTCGTGGAGATAATAAAGACCCACTGACACAGTTTATGACTGAGAGTGGTATACCTTCTGAGCCTGATGTTATGAAACCTGACAGCACAACTGTGTTCAGCTTTCCTATGAAGTCACCAGCAGGTGCTACGACACGAACTGATATGACAGCTATTGAGCAGTTAGAGTATTGGTTGATGTTTCAAAGACATTGGTGTGAACACAAACCTTCTGTGACTATATCAGTCAAGGAAGACGAGTGGATGAGGGTAGGAGCATGGGTATATGATAACTTCGATGAAGTATCAGGTATATCTTTCTTACCATTCAGTGACCATACGTATGCTCAAGCACCCTATCAAGATATAACAGGTGAAGAGTATGAGCAATTACTTAGAAAGATGCCTTCAGCTATTGATTGGTCTAAGTTAGGTGATTTTGAAAAAGAAGATACTACTAGTGGTGGTAGAGAACTAGCTTGCACAGCAGATTCGTGTGAGATGGTTGACATACAGGCTAGTTAGTGGTAGAAGGTACAGAGTTACTTTGGTGGCAATGGTGGTTATTAATAGCCATTTCCATCAATACCACTATCAATCTAATAGTATTCTTTAAGGGTAGGAAGTTACATATACGTGAGTTCTTACATATGAAACCTAGAAAGGTAAAAAGCAAATGAGAGACATCATAATTAACGCACTAAAGACTAAGTTAATAGGACAAATGAATAGTCACATAGCTAATATAGAAGTTATGATGACTAATCCTGTAGGTGTGGGAGACCATCCTACCATAATCGATACTATAGAGAAAGAACTAGGAGCATTAGAATGTTCTAATGGGAAATTAAACGTACTAGTCAAGTATCTAGAGAGACCTAAAGCAGAAGAAACCACTAAGTTAACTAAAAAATAGCCTTTGAAAGGGATTTTATGAAAGAACTAGAGCCAGCTAAAAAAGATAGAAAGAAGTTTGACATTGATTTACAGTATGGGAAGGTTAGAGAGCAACAAGTAGCTGACATGTTACAAAATAAAAAGATAGAAGTCAAGAGTGAAAGAGATATGTGGCAAAGAACAGGTAATATAGCAATAGAATACGCTAGTTATGGCAAACCTAGTGGTATTGATGCTACTGAATCCGACTATTGGTTTCACAATCTATGTATAGGCAAGGAAACTTTCTGCACAATAGTGTTTGACACCACAAGTTTAAGAAGAATCATTGCTAATCTAGACAAAAAGAAATCTGTATCAGGTGGAGACAACAATGCATCACGTATGTACTTACTAAACTTACAAAAGTTATTTTCAACAGATGTTATAAAAGCATTTAAAGGAGTAAAAAGTGAACCCAAAGTTAAAAATAAAAAGTAGAGCTGAAAGAGGACTAGGCAAATACGATGCACCTCTGTTTATACAGTACAAAAAAGGTATCAATTCATTTTATAGGAACGAGGAATCCCCCTACAAAGCTAACACAATGCAACATAGAGAATGGAAAAGAGGGTGGGATGTTGCGTATGCTATCAAGTTGAAGGAAGTTAAAAATGCAGAAATTAGAAGAAGAAGCGAGAAAATACATGCAAAATAAAGTAAAGAATGAAGAACTACTAATAGTAGAAGTAATGACTGCTGAGTTATATCAGCATGAAGCAACTAAGACTGCAATCTTCCCAAAAGAAAAAGCCTTAGAGTATTTAGCTCTAGGCTTGACTAGTGAAGCAGGTGAGGTAGCAGGTAAAGTTAAGAAACTTATACGTGATGGAGAGGATGTAGAAGGTTTTGAAATGAAGAAGATTGCCATAGCATCTGAAGTAGGCGATGTACTTTGGTACTGTGCTTTGATGGCACAGGAAGTGGGAGTACCACTAAACACTATTATGCAAATGAACTTAGAGAAACTGCGTAGTAGAATGGAACGTGGTAAATTGTCAGGGGATGGCGATAACCGTTAAGCACGTGCCATTAATCCCTTTTGTTTGACTAGACCTCCACGATTGAAGCGACCTGTTAAATCTAATAATATTTGTTTAGCTTCTCGTGGAGTAAGGTCATTTTTAACTTCTATATTTTTTTTAGCATAATCTGCTCCATCATGCTTTTTGATAATCTTATTATACACACCCTTAGCAGTAGTAATATTCGTATCTGTTTTTAGATAATCTTGTATCTGTTTATCGGCTAGAATACCTGCTCCTACTTTTTTACTTTTAACGTCACTAGTAATATTATCTAGAGCTTTCTTAGAACTAAATCCTTTACGTATAGTGTTCATCTGTTTAGCTCCAGCGTAAAATCCTGAGTTTGCTAACACAGATAACACTTTTAGATTCTTATATTTTTCTGAGCCTTGAGGAAATTTATCAGCTAGTTTCTCAAATACATATGCCCTAGAACCTAATTTCTGTAAAAACTTATCATAAGAACCTCTAGCACCAAACTCACTTGTATATTTAGCTAACTCTGCCATACTATTTAATGAGTTTTTAATATTATCATAGGACTTGTTTCTATAAATATTAGCTTCCTTGGCTGATACTTTATTTTGTGTAGGAAACAAAGCCTTATCCATATCACCTCCAGCTCCATCATCTATTCTTTCAAGCATAGTGTCGGCTTTTTTAAATGCTAACTTAGCTGCCTTAACTTTTTCAGGTACATTTAATTTGCCTACGTCTTTACCTTCAAACATTTCAGCAGTGCTTCTAGGGTCTCCCCTCTTATCTAAAACTATTCTTGTGCTATAGTCAGCATCTTTAGGATTTAAGTCTGATATAGATTTAGGTTTAAAGTATTCAGGAAATGCTACAGCTAATTCAGCTTCAACATGACCTGATTTAGGTAGCATTGTAGCACCATATTCATTTGACTTTGTTTTAGAAAAGTATTTTTCAGCTAAGTACTTTTTAACATCTTTATTTTTTGATAAGCCATTAGTCATGTCTACGTACTCATCTGGTTTCATGTTCTTCATCTTTTCATACGGTATTTCTGCATAGATTAAATTTTCTATTATTGGTCCATCAACTAGATAATTGTCTGCATTAGTTATAGTTTCAGGGTTAGTGAAAGATGGAGACATTGAAACATTAGGGTCACGTGAAGTAGACAATAGTTTACCTATGTCTTTACCATTTATCTCTGCGTGGTAGCCATCACCCGACGTTAACCCCCTAGCTTCCTTAAATGTACCTCTAGTATTTACTATACCATCACCAGTATCTACATATGGTTGAAAGCCTTCTTTGATAAGCATATCTTTTCTAGTTGGGATAGCTGACTTAAATTCCATAATGGAATCATCATCAGCATCAATAAAATTAGAAGATGTCGCACTGTCATTAGTTTCTGTAAGAGTTGTATCTTTATAAGTCTCTCTTTTTGGGTAGTCTTTGTCCGAACTTAA